CAGATACGACAGATGCTACTGATGCCGTCGACACTGAAATTTTAGGTGGAATGTACAATTTAAAATTAGACTCGTCCGATTTTGATGAGTTGGGTGTTTACACATTACATCTAAGACCAAAACAAATTAGAACATCTATAACAGATTGTGGTGTTCTTGCGTCTTTACCATCAGTGAGAGGTATTATTATCGATTTAAGTAATGTACCGTCTGATGACAGAAATAAATTCACACCCCAAGGTTTAGTAGGGTATAGAATTGAGTATTTAAACAGTGATGGTAGTAAAATACCTAATTTTTATAGGGTGGTTACTTCCTCATTTTACTGTACTCCGATCACATCGAATCTAACGAGTACTACTCAAAAGGCAATTAGATACCAATACACCGATCAATCAACAAACCTTTTGTTTTTGACGGTAACACCATCTTCGGCACCTTCGAGTAGACCTAACACAGTACCATTTATTGGTGAACCGTCACAAAATATCATTCTATCAAATACATTTTTTAACCCAACCACGATCGAGGTTGAAATGGTTGAACACGACGAGTCAACCTTAGCACACGCATTCTATGGAAACCAAACGAAATCTATTTCTGACGGTATCTACACAATTTACGATGCGGAAAACAACATTTACAAACAATTCAACCTGTTTGAAGTGAGAGATGAGTTCAACGAGACACTGTTCGAGGTGAGGGAAGAAAGGGACGAAATTGATGAAACTAAAAACTTTGATGACATCACAGAATAATGGCGAAAAGAAAAGTTCCAAGTCAGGTAGCAAGTGGAAGGGAAACCTTTAACGACAACTTGGTCGGTAATCAAATTACCGATGGGTCGTCACAACTTACTGCCACTAACTTTTCTGTAGAAAAATCCATTCCTGAGAGAGATAATAAAAGTTTTAAGAGTCTTCCGTTCTCTGAATTTTTAACATTAGATGATTTAAATCAGGAAACAGAAGCCCCACAAACACAATCATCAACATCACAAAAAACAAAAGACAAGAAGGTAACTTTCAGATCTAATAAAGACGGAGGTAACAAAACTTTATATGGGTCATTAAGTAAAAGACTTTCTGCGTCGGTTAAAAGAATCATTGAGAAGTTTCCTGCGGGATTCTACATTGATGCAGATACTCCCGTATCATTCTCACAATACACCGCCGAGAATATCAACTACAATTCGGGTAGTGATATCACAACATTTAAATTAGAGAAGTCGAAAATATTCAATCCGTTGGATATTGTACTTGATAAACCTCAAAGTAGTACACAACCCGAGGTTATAAATGAGTTTAGAAACTTCTTTTCAAAATATAAAAAATACACCTTATCAGTTGAGGGTAAGACATTCGACATCATCAATTACCAAAAAGCGGGTAATGATGGTTTAATAACCTTAACAGTAAAAGGTAAACCCTTTACGGGGTCAACATACGATCAAAGTTATTTAGTAAGACCTATTGATTCAATTGTAGAGGAATTCTACGGGGGTTTAGATGATTTAGAATCACTCATTATAGATAGAGAGAGTACCCCTAAATACACAATCGAGTTTAAACTACCACAAGATAGTTTAGACGGGTCAAGAACAGAAACCACGATAACACGTGTAAGTTGGCCGATCTTTAAAGACGGTTGGAACATTAAGATTGCAGGTACTCAATATGCGGGATATCTCGATAAACTAAAAACAATAGGTGATGAGGTAGATCAATATAAATCCAATATCATCACAAGGTTCTTAACCACAGCATCTTTAAATGAATTTGATACTGAGGACCAAAGAATGGGGTCCATATTCCAAATTTATGGTGGTGGGTTTGATAGTATAAAGAAATTTATTGACAACATAGCTTACATGAGAAATGTGAGTTATGATAAAATCAATAACATACCTGACACCCTATTAAAGAATCTATCCAACACATTAGGTTTAGATAACGTAAACCTTTTTGATGAGAAAAGATTAGAACAAACCCTGTATTCGAGAGTTGAAAGTCAATTTGATGGGGTAAGTCTTGGGATGAACGTCGTTGAGGCGGAGATTGAGTTCTACAGAAGATTAGTTATTAATCTTGTCCACATATATAAATCTAAAGGTACAAGGAAAGCAATAGAATTCTTTTTAAGATTTATTGGTGCACCTGAACCGTTGATTAAAATCAACGAACACACCTATAAATTTGAGGATGTAAGAAAGAATGATATTGACATTGATAGTGATATCTACGATCTTACACAAGGTACTAAGACATTTACAATAGGTGAGTTAAGTACAACAGGTTTTACATATGGTGTTTCGGTCACTTCGGGGACAACATCATACAATACTAATGAATACCCAATAGTCTTAACAGGGACAACCAAATTCGGTGATGTGCAACCAATCATCAGTGAAGATAATGATGTGTTCTTCCAAAAAGGTGCGGGTTGGTACGAAGAAACTTTAGAACACAGGTCAAGTCTTGAATTAGACGAGGAAAATTCAGATCTAACGGTAAATCCTAAGATTATTAAAACCAAAAATAAAGACTTTACCTACGGTGAGGATTATTTTGATTTACATAGACAGTTTTATGGTCTTGATTACGGTTATGAATTGCATAACACAATTGATAACCTAAAGGCGGAGTTATTAGGTGATGAAGATTCACAAACACTCAACAGAAAGAACATACAGATATATGTTTCTTCCGCTCAGGGTATTGAATACGACATTTATAGACAATCGAGAGAGTTAGAGGTGTCATTTGGTACCAATACTCTACCCCCACAAACAGGTTTTACGTTTGCGGAATTCTTAGATCAGGTTTTAAATGAACAAATAAGAAACTCACATACGGTTAGGTTCCAAAAATCATACATCCAATTACAGGATATCTATTCAAGTTATTTAGAAACCGTACCTAACCCATACAGTAACCCAACAATTAACGAGTTTGTTAATAGAATTAGTCCTCATTGGGTTGAGATCATTGAACAATTTGTTCCCGCAACCACATTATGGACAGGGGGTAATGTCATTGAAAACCATGTATTTGGTAGATCAAAATATGACTATGAAAAACCATGTCGAATTAATGAGTACACTGATGTTGTTTTCCCTGAATTTGAAACGGCAATTGAGGAAGACTTAGAAACACTAATCCTTGGTGATAAGGATGTTTTCAGAGGTTTAACAATTATTAGTGGGGTAACCTATACCCTTCACATCGATTTTAATGGACTAACTTTTACCGGCGATGATACCATCACCCTAAGTGGTGAAACGGTCAACATACAAAGTGGTATGACTTGTGATCAAATCACAAAACAGTACACACATGCGGGATTATTTGATCCATTTGAAATAACATCAGATTGTACTTCAATACAAGAGGTTGATTTTAATGGTGTTCAGTTTGATAAAACGAGACACCTCCCACTTCTTTGTGACTTTAAGTGTCACTTGAATCCACAGAGAGAGATACTTGATTGTTTATGGGAGAACGAACTTAGGGACATTATTGATAACCAAATCAATAAGATGTTCTATAAGAGAACCAAGTACACGGGATATGATACGATATCTCATCATGCGGGATGGTTCGAATACTCAACGGGAAATACTGAAACAGACACAAATTTCAATACTGAATTAACGTCTAATAGTGAGCAATATGATTATGAAATTGCACCAATACTAAGTTTTGAAATATACACTGATAGTGATGGTGTTAGAAAGATCAAGATAGTACCGTACAAATATGATGTACAACTTTACACTTTAAACCCTAATTGGCCATACAATGGTGATCAGTACTTAGAAACTGACTTCGATTGTATCGATCCATCTACGTTTGATTTTTATTGGTCATCGGCATATTTGACAGGAAGTACCGAATGTGACCCACAGGTTAGTGTTCGTGGTACAGGAGATATGTATGTTTTACCTGAAGATGAAGATAATTGTACATTGTCTTCTGACATTTACTTGGAAGTTTCAGGTATTACTTTTGGAAATGAAGATACTGTAGATGATGGTGACCCATGTACTGATTGCCCACCATACAATACCGATTGGCCGGTAAATATATTCTTGAATTGTGTGGGTGGGTACAATGAGGCCATCACAGGATACACTGTTGAATACTTAGGCCCATGTGCTATGGGTGCGGACTTTGATGAGGGTGGGTCCTCAGGTTCGGCATCTAACGGTATAAATTCATGTACGTTTGTTATTAGAGATGTTAAAGAGACGGACGTTTTTGATGTCATCATTACTGATGCGGCGAACTGTGATCAAAAAATCAGGATAGAAGGTCTCCAACAAAAAATGGAGTGGGACCCCACAGGTAAGAGCCATTACTTTAATTATACAATTGATTCTTTCTTACCTAATGAAAATCAAAACCCAATTGAATCTCAGAGTGGAGTAACATATTGTGATAACTACTTTGGATATACATTACATCCTAAGGTTCAATACAGACCAACATTCGATTATGGTATTAGACAAAATACTAAAGTCTTAAAATTAAATGATGGTCTTATCATTGGGGAAACTGATGATTGGAGAGTCATTCAAACACATATTGATTCGGGGGATGCAACATATATAAATGCAGAAGATATTAAAATTGGGGATCACCTATTATCGGCATCTTATAAAGATTGTCCGTATGGTTCACAATCTTTCTTTGATTCACCTATAGAGGGTTATGGATTCTCTATGTGGTACCAAACAGTCTTAGTTGACAATAAGGATTGTATGGGTTCAATTAAGGTTAATAGAATTAATGAGAGATTCAGTGTCTTACCTAACAGTAAGGTAAGAGTACTAACCAACGACAGTGGTCGTTTTGAATTTATTGAGAAATATCCTGAAGAATTGACGGTTAGACCTGAAGAAGGTGTAGACCCATGTTGTAGTTATGATGAGGATTACTATGAGAATGGTGATTACTTAATTAATGAATTTGGATTTCCGGTGGAGGTCACTTCATTGGATTTGGACTATTGTAGTAGAGATCTTTATTATCATTTAAA